CAGCACTTCATAGGTGTGAGTGTGACGTGAGTCAGCCGGGCGTTTATACACCGGGTGGCGTAGAGTGCAAGGCTGTAGCAACGCTCGCCGAGTACTCTCTAGAGGCGAGCTTGGCCAGTCGAGTCAACTCCTGGCTTCCTCAGAACACGTTGGGTTACCTTGGGAAATTGTGTGTCAACAGCGCGGCCAATTGGTTCGATGGCAGCTGTGAGAGGCTAGTCTACTACACACCCATCGTAGATCACTTGACCCGCACGCGTCATGCAGGGCATGCCGAACTGTACGCAGATAAGAGTGTGCGACAGATGGCAGCAAGCGTGACAACTGCTTACCCACACCTACCCGCGTGGTTGGTACAGAATAGTATTGCGGTCTTTTGCTCTAAATGTGGGGCAAATCGGGACATAACTGTGATACCTGAAGTACCTCGTCCTGTGGGAACTAAATTCGAGACAATGTTAGATGACACTCGGGATATCGAAATCCCAGATGTCACTTGTGATCTAGTAGTCGAAACCACTTACAATGGAAACTTTGAAGTGGTCGCACAATTAGGTTGCATGCTGGACGAGACCACTGGTCTTATCCAGTTTGACACAGACCGGAAAGTTTCTGCAACCATGCGGACACTCATTGGACCATGGCAGCAATCGGAAGCTGTGAGGTACGGTAACAATGCACACAATGTTGCCCTCGCAATGCTAAGGTTGACTGCTGCTCGACCCAATGAGCATGAACTCCGTCGGCGTCAGCTCAATTTTGTGAGTACGATCTGTAGGGCACACCAACTTACCCCTGGACGATACTCACAATTTGTTGTCTTGCCGACTGAGCCAAACGTGTATCCACTCTTTATGGACCACCTGGTCCGTACTGGTGAGCATGTTGAATTCCCTGATTTTACTAGTTTGACGATGCACGCTCGCCGTCGAACGTATGCGGAATTGGCACATCCTAAAAGATCACTTCGATTGCACGCGGTGCAAGAGATGGATGATAGGATTGGCTTTCCGTATACAAAAGCATTGTTGAAGATGGAGACTGCTAAAGAGGGCAAGAAGCCTCGGATGGTCGTTGCGCTTGGAGACCAAGCTGCAATGTACGCTCCCGACGTACCCGTTGCCCTCAAGTCGCATTTTGGTCAACGCTTTCGCCCAAAGATAGTTGAGATTGAAGGTGTTGAAATGATGTATCAATTTCTCTTCATACCGGATGCGTCCCTCAGTGAACTGAGGTATGCCTTCGGGACGTTGTTGAATGATTTTCCGCGTGAGATGCAGGAAAGTGGAATCCACTTTGGAGTATGTGGAGTCTACTACAGCGATGACGCATGTCTCGCTGTGTATCCTACTGGTGCGGAACCGGTTTTTATGAACCTAGATATATCAAGCTGTGATGCGTCGAACGGTCCTGGGATCTTCGCTCTGTTAGGTTGTCTGTTCTCACTCTATGTCGATACGACGATTGTGGATGATTATGAGGTTCTCGTAGAGCAATGTACGACCTTGCTCCACATCCAGAATCCTGAAAACAATCGAGAATTTATCACATTGAAACCCAAACAACCTGTGGAGTATTCAGGAAGTGTGCTCACAACTGTGTTGAACAACACAGCAACAAGTTGCATCTTGGCAGGTGCAACTAGCACGTTATGGCTAAGTCAGGCTAACTGCCCCTCTACTGTGGTGCAAGCCTGTACCGACGGAGCCTCCTTGGCAGGGTACATAGTGACAATAGAAGTATGTCGCTGTGTTTCCGGCTTACAATTTTTGAAACATTCACCAGCGTTAGACCATGACATGATTTACCAGCCAATGCGGAATCTTGGTACCTTACTTAGGAATTTTGGGATCAAAACCGAAGACTTGAGTTTAACTGAGGTTGTCCATGAATGGAAATCATCCTATACCAACGCGTATTTAGCTGCAGTGTATGACATCGAAGGATATGGCGAAGCCCGCGTGTCCGAAGACCATATGCTCCAGCGTTATGGATCCACACCCGATGAATTTCATGAATTTTGCTCTCTGATGAGATCTAACCGATGGACTGTGTGCGTCGTGTCTCATCCGTTTGCTAAGAAGGTGTTGTGCCGTGACTATGGCTACTCTATGTAGAAGTCGCG